CATGTTGAGGCAACCAAGATAACCAATGGCATCGCGCGTGTTGTCCGGTACGTCCAGGCCCATGTCGAATTCGTTGGCGATGCGTGAAAGTTTTACCGCAACCATGAACAAGATTGCTTGCTCTGGCGTAAGTGAAACTCCGGTCATTGCCCTGAAGATGTCCGCCGTCCTCGAGTAGTCGTGGTGTGGGTGGTTGTATTCGGCTTGTCGCGGACCGACGATGAGGTCGTATGCCTCGCGCACAATTTCAGCGCCTGCGGTTTTCTGTTCCATGCTTCCCCTTTGTGAGTTGTTCTGTTTTTTCTATCAACGCCCAGAGTTCGTCTTGTTCGGCAACTCCAGGATATACCTTACGAAGAAACTTCGCCAGTTTCCTCAACTCGATTTTGGTGAACTGTTCGCCCATTGTCAAGCATCCCCCCTGAGGCGTGCAACTCTAGGTGGTTCGACAGCCGTTCGTCAACTCGATCTACCTTCGTTTCGATTCGATTCTGGGATTTGTACAGCATCGTCAACACGCCACGGACGTAGGCGTGATCGTCCTTGTTTTCTTTCCGGAACTTATTGATTGCAGCAACGATGATGCCACCAACCGCGGTGATTGCGGCAACGATGATGCTTGCTGTTCCCATGTCCATTTCAAATCAAACTCACCTTAGCAAATGCAGCCGTCACTCTGTGTGGTGACTCGGCCATTCTTGGTGAGATTTCTACGTGCATCCAGTCGCCACCCGGCGCGCCTGTGAGTGTTGGCTTGGTGTACGCCTGCCACGATGCGCGGTCACATCTCCACCCCCTGCCATGGCCATCCCAGTAATCAAGGATTAGTTCGACGCCAAGCAATTCACTATTGGCGGTAAGGATGTCCATAACCCGTTCGGCTGACTTCCTGCCGTTTGTTTTACCACGCCACGACAAGTCCATCGCCCTGCCCGTGGCATGAACGCTGAGGCTGGTTTTGCCGCGCATGTTGCGCACGACCCATGTGCCATTGTTCCAAAGCGCACCGCCAGATAGCGAACAAACCTGGCGCACCCATTCTTCCGTGCCCGGACGCTTGGCTTTTGATACCCCGTCGGATGTGCCCGTGTAGCGACGGGGCATGGCTTATTTGGTGCGCCCGAAGCGTTTGTCGGACTTGTCAAACCAGGTGTGGATTACCGGCAGAACTGCGACAAGGGCTGCGTCTGCAATGAGCGTCCAGTCGCGGGTGCCAGCCATGTATGAGGCGATGCCTGCGGCGATGGCGACTTTTGCCCAGGACTTTAGTAGGGCTTTGGTCTGTTTGGTGATAAGTTTCTTTGTCATGGAAGAAACCCTATCACGCGCAGCGATCGTATTCTTGTGCTTCTTTGTCGGAATCGGCGTCGTGATCGGCGTGTGTTTGCTGATCTTGCTTGCTGTTTTGTCGAAGTGGCCCGACGACGAGGTTGAGTTTTAGGCGTTTTCTTCAAACACTGGTGTTACGAACTCGTCTAGTTCTGCGTCGTAGCGGTCACCGATACCAGCGTACTTGGCACGGAAGTTTGAGTTGTACGAAGTCTGCTTCCATTCGCCTGCGAGACCCATACCTGCGATGAACGCCTGACCTTTGGCTTCACATTCGGCGTGGTCGCCGTGACCGATTACATCGTTTGACACCACGATGACCTGCGTGACGATACCGTTCTCAATCTTCGCAAAGTGAGCCATTATGCCACCACCAAAGTTCCCGATGAGTTGAATGTCCAGACCGTGTACGAACCGCTTGTCGTGCTTGTGCCAACCGCCGATGTGATACTGCGACCAGATGCTTGCGATGTGAGATAGCGAAGAATGACCACACCGCTACCGCCGCTACCGCCATAACTAATGCCGTTTGCGTTACCGCCTGAACCGTTGCCCGAACCGCCACCGCCGCCACCACCGCCCGTGTTGGCTGTTCCCGATGGTGCCGTATTGTTTCCATTCGCATTAGTTCCACCGTCAGCACCACCACCCTGACCGCCCGTTCTTGCCGTGCCGTTGTTGCCGCCAGCACCACCGCCAGCGTAGAACACGGCTGACCCTGTGATGCTTGACGAAACACCGTCACCGCCGAAACCGTCACCGTCAGTTCCGCCTGCTTCACCAGCACCACCGCCGCCGCCGCCGATAGAACCCGTGACTGCGTTCTCACCGCCGTACCCCTGATTAGCAGTTCCTGAGCCAGCACCAGAAGCACTGCTCACTCTTCCGCCGCCTGAACCGCCTGATGTCGCACCACCTTCAACACTGTTGGCACGACTTCCGCCGACACCGCCACCTTCACTGATAATCGTGTGGAACGCACTAGGCGAACCCTTGCTTGATGAGCCTGTCGGCGTGTAAGCAGGCACACCACCACCGCAACCTGCGCCGACGATGACCGTGTATGTTCCAAGACCGAGAGAGAGTGGTGTTTCGGCTGATGCGCCACCGCCAGAACTCTCACCGCTTACCGATGAGCGATAACCGCCAGCACCACCGCCGCCACCTGAGTTCGCTATCGGGTCTGTCGTGTTGCCTTGACCTGAGCCACCAGCACCGCCGCCACCGACAACGACATACTCAACATCTAGGAATGTTGTGCCAGCAACAGGAACCTTGTCAGTCGTCTGCGACGACACATAACCCAAATACGAACGACTCATTCCGCCACCTCAACTGTCGGTGAAACGAACACATCACTCTCAACATCGTAGGTGTCGCCAATGCCAGCGAACTTCCCACGAAAGTTGCTGTTGTACGACGTTTGCACCCACTCGCCAGCGATACCACAAGCAGCGATAAACGCTTGACCTGCGGCTTCGGTTGGTGCGTCGGCGTTGCCGACGACGATTACTTCACGCACGATACCGTTCTCGACCTTTGCGAAGTGTGCCATTACGCCACCACCAAAGTTCCTGTGGAATCCCACGCAATGTAGGTGTACGAACCGTCAGTACCCGTAGTTGTCGTGCCCGTGCTACTGATGCTCAGACCTGCGCCTGTTGCGTCTGCGGTGAGCCAACGCACTACGACACGACCCGAACCGCCGTTGCCGCCGTTCTGATTTGATGCACCACCACCACCACCACCACCGCCACGATTAGCCGTTGCTGGCGAGCCAGGATTACCACTTGTGCCGCCTGCGCCTGCGTTCGTACCTGCCGTACCTGCTGAGCCAGAACCAGCACCAGCACCACCGCCGCCTGAATAACTGATGCTTGGCCCTGTGTAAGAGTTGGTGCTTGCCGCACCGCCGTTAGCACCTGAACCTGCGCCGCCTGCACCACCACCACCGCCGCCTACCCAAGTACCACCACCCGTTGCGCCATTATTGCCCTCACCGCTTACGCCTGCGCCGCCCGTTTGGTCTCGTGTGCCGCCACCACCAGAGCCGCCCACCTGACCTTGTGAACCTTCATTGCTCGCCGCAGAACCGCCGCCGCCACCGCCATTAGCAGAACCGATGAACGATGAAGCAGTACCGTTCTTACCCGAACCGAAGTTAGTCGTGCTACCAGCGCCAGAAGCACCAACTTTGACCGTGTAGGTGGTCTTGCCGATGATGCCTGAACCTGTGACAAAACCGCCAGCACCACCACCAGCCCCAGGTTGAGAAGACTGAGCGAATCCACCACCGCCACCGCCGCCGACAAGCAGATACTCAACATTCAGATACGCCATCGTCGGCACAACCTGTGACGACTGCGACGACACATACCCAAGTTGACGGCGAGCCGTAGCCATCAGTTACGCCGCAATCGCGTTGACAAACCCAGTCAACAAAATAACGTCAGCCGTACCAGCAAACGCCTTCACAACCATCCCATTCTGCAAAACCAAACCAGGAATCACCGTCACCAAACCAGCCTCCGGCAACACCGTCAACTCGATGTTCCCATCAGCAGCAGTAGCAGTACCCCACTCAATCGTCAACTTCACACTCGACGCCGACGTATTGTTCGCATACAACCAAATCTCATCAAACGTACCCACCGTCGTACCAGCAACAGCAGTATGCACCGTCACCGTCTGCGACGTAGACGTACCCGTCACCTTGATTGCTTTACCATCCGTTGAACCAGACAGTTTCTTTTTCGTGAATGTAGCCATGTTCTCCTATCCTAACTGAAGACTTGTATTTGGAGAATGTCAACCGAAGCAGGAATCGCAGCCCACTTCAACCCCGTCGCCTCAGCCGAATCAGCCGTCAACACATAATCGTTCGTACCGACCCCAAGACGGGCAACATCCGTACCATTGAACGAAACAAGGTCACCCTTCGTAGTCCAACGAGAAGCCAAAAAGTTCGCCTCATCAGCATCATCCGCACTAAACACGGGGTAGATGGTCGCCCCCGAAGCATGGCTCTGGGCGGTCGTGTCATCCTGCGCACGCGTAAGAGTCAGCACAGAGCCTGAGATGGTGGCGCTGCACTTCTCCTCGCTCGCAGTCCCAGGACTAATGACCACATAGAACGGCACCGCAGCCGTCGAAGGCCAACCAGTCGTCGCCGCCAACGTAGCCGACGTATCACCAGACGCCAAAGCGTTGGTAATAGTGGTCTGGGCGGCTGCGCCCTTGTACTGTCTACGCGTTACTGCTGCCATTGGGACCTCATCTTACACTACGCATTACAACGATAGCAGTACCTTCGAAGTCGTGACCCTGGTGGGCGTTGACCTGCTGCATTATTTGGAACTGGACGTTCTCGACCACGACCGCATAAGTCTCCGTGTTTTCCTGATAAATGATGACGCGGGGGTTCTCCACCAGGTCCCGTAGGTATCCGAGTTCTTTGTCTACGTCCTGGAAGTACTCTCGTCCATGCAGCGAAAGCCTGTGCTGCATAACGATGGGCACGGTGAAGAGTTGGCTGCGAAGCGGGGCGGCATAGGCACGAGCCATCCATCGGGTCAGGGTTGGACCGGTTGTAGCCCCATCCGAACGACCAAGGGTGACCTTGATTTCCGCCTCAAACACTTTGGCTTCAAGCCCATCAAAGGACTTTTCCCTGACATCATCGGTAGACAGGGTGGCAAAGTCATGGAAGTCCCCGTCGTCGGATGCCACCGATATGGTGATGGAGCCGTCTAGCGGCAGGCAACGGATGTCCAGTTTTGGGATAAACTTGGCGTCCGGCACGCCCCATCGGTAGATGCCAGAGCGTAGGTAGCCCGAAGACACCAGGTTCGTGGCGTGTGGCTTGAACACCCCAACGCCAGAAACGGTAAAGAGTGGCCTGCCCTGGAACTCGTGAATTGCCTGCACAGTACCCTGGGTCGTAGCCATAAGGTCCGAGGCGTACGCAGGCTGGTTGGGGGAGATGAACACCGAGATGTCCATACGCCCAATGCCAGTAGAGGTGGAATCAAAGTTGGACCAAGCAAAGTAGATGTACTTGCCGATACCAGCAAATGAGCCGATTGCCGCACCGGTCTCAATCAACGGACCGACAGTGAGGTTGCCGTCGGTGTCGGTTGAACAGAATCTGAACCCGGTATCCGTACCCAGGACGATGTAGCCGAGGTAGCCGTAGATTGCCCGGACGAACTCGCCTTGGGGCAGTTCGGCTGCGGCAGTTGGAATATCCAGTGCCGTGCCGTCTGCCTTGATTTGGGTCTTGTA